TAAATCGAATGTAGAAAAATTAAAAAGTATGGTAAAAATAATAGAATCATTATCATTATCATTATCATTACCATTATCATTAGCAAAACTAGTAACATTTTCAAATAAATTATTAATATTATCGTTTTTCTTAGCCTTATTAATAATTTGTTTTATTTCATCATTATCCTTAAGCAATAAATAAAGTTCTCCTATAGTATCATGTATTTGATTATCATTCCATTTTTCCAAATTAAATGCTTGTAGAATTTGAATTCTGTAAAGTTCGTCCTGATATGACAATTTATTCATTAATTTATAAGTGCATAAAAAATCGGTTTGATACATTTATAATGAATATTTAATAATAAATGTTTATATAGAAATATACGTAATAATATTAATTATTGGTATAATCTTTATCGCGAGCCAATTCACGCGAAGGTAATCCACCTCGAATCCATCCCTCCGCTGCATTGCTTTCAATTAAATTTGCAGGATTGCAAATAGTGGATTTAATCGTAGGAAGCATAGGTGTTTGAGAATATTGTAAATAACTCACTTCACTGCTAGGATTAACGCTTTTTTTATTATTTGCAAAATCACCCTGTTGCATTTGTGATTCTAGCGTAGGGTCACTTTTCCCACGCCCTAAATAAGGAATTGTCGTATACGGACGTTCTGACAAGCTGATTCTACATTTAGGTCTAGATAAAGAGCTAATCAGTAAGCTGGAGTTTTCTTGAATATTAGAACCGCCGATGCTTGTATGATAACTACCAGTAAAGTTGATATTTGGTTGACTTGTCGCAAAATCAATAACATTATTCATAGGACAAGAAGGGCGAAATGTATCTAACATATAACTAGCATATTCTGTATTTTGTAATGTACGTTGGCTTAAATCTGCTTTATCATAACCTAATCTTGTTGTTTGATAGAAGTTAAAATTATGAACGGAAGCCATTTATATTATATAATATTATTGAATATAAAAATAATGTTATAAATCTTGATAATGTCTATTTTTCATCTGTAAGGCATATTTCTTACACATGCCAATTCAGTATCTTCTACATCTCTGCAACTAATCATATCGCCGTAGCAATATTCTGCAAATGATTTTTGGTCATTTGGTATAGTTGTATTTGGCGTCGCATGCCATGTTCTCATTGATTGGTCGAACATAAAATTATCGCCTAAATCATTAAATAATCTTTCGTCAATAGTTGGGTCATTAAATTCTTTCTTAATGAAATCCTTTGTTTTTGTATTAATATCTTCTTCGATCATAGGCATAAAAGCCGGCGCAGCTTTTTGACGTTTTGGGTTTTCATTAATTTCTGGTAATAATATATTCATTGCTGGGTTAATTTCGGTTGGGTGAGTGAAAATTGGTTTCATTGCATCATATAATCTAGATTGACTAGTAAAACCTTCTTTTTTACTATTTTTTTTCATTTCGATTTTATATAATAGAATGATTACACCTAAAGTGATAAATCCTGACAATAATACTTTGACTTGTCTAGTAGCAATAATACTAATAAATGTTAAAATAATAACAAGTCGAGATACAGCATTTAATTTTTCTTCGAATGTCATATCGCTCGTTGGCCATATATTATGAATTTCGCTTGATTTGAATAATATGTTAGGATTATACAACCAAAACTGAGACATCATTTATATATATAATAACAATTATTTTATGGTATTTAGTAAAGAATGCCGTTATATGATGAATTTACTTTTTCTTATTCTTTTTTTTATTCTTCTTATTAATTTCTGCCGAAGCTTCTGGTTCTCGAGTGGTTCTTTCTACATGTTCTCCTTTTGAAAAAACCAGATTTTCAATAGTTTTAGATGCAATACTTGCGGCTGCTTGTGCAGTAGATTGTGCCTGCGCTTGGTTTTGTGCGTTTAATGCAGCAAACGCAAGACTAGCCTTTCTTTCATTCATTCTTTTTAAAATACGTTCGTTATTTTTCGCCTTTTGTAATTTTTGAGCTAGATTACTCTGCATAGCATTCATATTAACTTTACCAGAAGTTTTTCCAGTATTTATTCCCATTTTATTTAACATACTTTGTATATCTCCCATACCTGGCATATCTTTCATTTTCTTCATCATTTCAGTGGCTTCTTCTAGAAGTTCGCTTTCCTTAACGTCACCAGACTTCATTTTTTCATCTAGTTTTGTTCCAACATTTTTAACCAAACTCATTAACTTAGTAGGATTACTCATAAGGCGTTTGAATACATCACTAATTGAACTAGCATTTTCCATATTAATATCCAAATCCGCCGCGGTTTCTTCTGCAATTTCTTTTGCCAGTTTTCCTAATTTACCATTCATCATATTAGTAACATGTTCATGAATGCCATCGGGAGTAGGTAAATCATCTACATTAATGTTGGCCGACTTATTACTATTTTCAGATTCGTCGTCTGGATTACTATCTTTATTTTCATTACCGAACAAAGTGTGCATTTGTTCTATCGTTTCTTCCAATTTTGCCTTAAATTCATTCGCGTTAATCGCTTCAAACAACTTTGCGGTATCACCAAATGTATTTCCGTCTGAAATGCTAGATACTATTGAAAAAAGCACCAATTGTAGATATTTCCAAATAGTTTCGCGTGTTTTTTCTGTAATATTTTCACTCCACAATTTTGTAAAATTAATACCTGGAAGAAACTCAATTTCTTCTTCGTCAAAAATTTCGTCCTTTTGATAAAGAATATCAAAAAATCGCACAGGATAAAATGTTTTACAATAGATAAAGATATATGCCAGTGATTTTTCAATATTTTCTTTGTCTGTTTCAAATACCAAGTTTTCTAATTCCTTATGTAAATTTTTCCTCTGTTCCGGAAAAGAAATTAAAATGTCTTTCGTCATATCAACAATAATTTTTTTAAATTCATCCGGAATTTGTAAACTTTGATTAATAGGTTCTTCCATAGTTATATTTAATTTAAATAAAATATATTTAAATCAAACTTTAATAATATTAATATTTAATTGTTTTACTTCTTTTTTAAAGTATTGTATAAATCAGATAATTTTTTTAGGTTTTTCATGTATTGTACGATCTTTAATTTTTCATCAGGAGACATATTTTGAACTGGTTTTCTTAAAATATCTATTTTATCTAAAACCCAAACATCTTCATTTTCTTTATAACCATGTTTTTTACGATAATCATTTTCTATAAAAAACCCCAAATCTCCATTTTCAATTTCATTGCTATAGATTGAAACAAAATGGTCATTAAACAATCTAATTAATGTTTTTGGCATTATCATTAATGATTTACTTATAGATTTTCTAGTGCTTGTAATATCGGTGTCATTTGGAAATACACGCTCAATGTCGATAATAAATTCCATGAATTGTTTATTGAATGTATCAATTACTTGACTTTTGTTCATAAGAATAGTATAATCAATTAATATTTTTTTAAATCATTTAAAACTATATAAATTAATTAATATCCGTTTGTCTTTTTTGTTGTAATTGTTCTAAGGATATCTTTCCAATTTTATCAGGACTATAATTATCTGGAGGCGTATCAATTGAACCACCTTTTTCTAAACTAGCATAATGATGTTGTTGTCGCATACCACCATTGCCTTTTGCAGATAATGAGGTTGAGTCTTGATCCAAGAAACTAAAATTATCAGAAGTAACGCCGAACCCACAATTATTTAATGAAAATGCTAAAGGTTCGCCATTATCTTTTACAATTGGGTTTGTTTGTACGACATTGTTAGATTCTATATGATTATTAATATCTTTCCCAAAAAGAACTTGATGCCCTTTATTCAAAAGTAAAAGAGCGGGAACTCGATTTATTGATGGTGGGAGTAAAATATCTTGCCCGTTTTCTAAAACAACATAAGTTGCTCCATTTGATTTTTTTGTTCGTTTATCAATATTTATGAAATGCATATCAGTTTTAGAATTAGAAGTTGATATTATTTGTAATAATTTACTACAATTTTCACAAAAATTACTATAATATAGAATAGAACTCATTTTATATAAAAAAGTTATTTTTTTGCTATAAAATCAAACTAATCATTAAAATATATTAAAATATATTAAAAAATTGATTTAATAATATAATTAGATTGATATAGTATATACAGAAACGATATGGAGCCTACTATTTCTAAAATTTCCGAAGAAAACGGCATTTTATCATTTTCATTAAGTGGAGTAAATGTTAGTATTGCTAATGGATTGAGGCGGATTTCGTCGGAAATTCAAAGTGTTGTTATTAGAACAACACCACATGAAGCGAATATGGCTACATTTGAAGTAAACACAACAAGAATGAACAATGAATTGCTTAAACAGAGGCTTAGTTGTATCCCTATTTACATCGATACTGATTTTAAAGTGGATGATTATATATTAGTTATTGATAAACAAAATAAAAAAAATAATATTGAATATGTTACTACTAAAGATTTTATGGTTGTAAATATCAGTACAAATCAGCCAGATTCTACATTAACTGCTAAAATGTTTCCGGTAAATCATATTACGGGAGATTATCCTGAGCTGGCTCGATTACTTCCTAGAGTTTCAGAAAATATTGAAGGAGAGAGATTATCAATTAAAGCTAAATTTTCGATTGGAACCTCAAACGAAAATAGTTCATTCAACGTGTCTTCTACGTTTATTTATTCAAACACGCCAGACCCAATTAAACAAAAACACGCATGGAATGAAAAAAAAACAGAACTATCTAAAACACATACAGCAGATGAGATGGTTTTTGCTGAAAAAGATTGGAATTTGTTAGATGGAAAGCGACACTTTATTCCCGATTCATTTGATTATATGATTGAATCGGTAGGACCATTTACAAATATGGAAATCGTTGCTAAATCAGTAAAATTAATGATTCGTAAATTAGAACGATTAAAGGATACGATTCAAACTGATGAGAGTATTATTACCTTATCAGAAACAACCATTCCAAATAGTTTTGATATTATATTAAAAGGTGAAGATTATACACTAGGTAAAGTTATTGAGTATGTATTATATGAAAGTCATTATAATAAAACATTAACTTATTGCGGATTTCGTAAGCCGCATCCGCATATCGATGAATCTCTTATTCGGTTGGGATTTAAAAGCCCAACTGATAAAGTAAATGTTATTACTTATATTGTAAACGCCGCAAATGATTCAATCGCAATTTATAATAAAATTGGAAAAGTATTTGAGATAACATTATAGTGTCGAATAAAAAAATGTTATTCTTTCTATTTTTTATAAAAACTTATTTTTATAAATACTTATATGAATATAGTTATTCATATAAATTTCTATTATAAATATAAGATAATGGCTTCTAAAATTAAATTACAATTAGGAGATATTATTGAAATAGTTTCCCCAAATGATAGTGATCTAAATAATCATATATATAATATTGGATACATTGACCAAGACAAGTTACGTTTAGAAGAACCAGATGGAACTGAAACTATATTAACACTTACAAATGGTGAATTAGACAATGAATCAATTGAGGCTATTATTATTAAAAGTAGAGCTCAAGAAAATGGATATGCTCGACAAAATAATTTATTGGTTGGTGTATGGATTGACGTTCATTTTGGAGGAGATTTACCTTTAACAATAACAGGTAAAATAAGTAATTTGGAAGAAGATAAAATTGAAATAACTACTTATCCCGATAATGATATTATATTTATTGATTTTGAATATAAAGGATTGCCGGAAGAGTTGCCTATAGAAAAAATACAAATTAGAAAATCTCCTGATGTAAAAAATCCCGACATAAATCCCGCCGTAAATCCCGCCATAAATCCCGCCATAAATCCCGCCATAAATCCCGACGTA